GACGGCCGCAGATGCTGCTCTCGACACAGGTGGCGACGTGTTCGAGCCTCTCTATTGGCTAGACATCAGGGTAACACCGAAAACGCCGACAGAGTATCATACAAGCCTTGGAGTCAAGAGAGAAAAACGCCACTTGGCCGAACTTCAGAAGTTCTTTGAGTTTATTGAGAATAATAAACGAAACCTATTTGATCTCTGTGGATTCAAGGGAGAACTGCAATGAAATCTCTGACATTATCGTTGGACATTTCAACTACTGCGACAGGCTGGGCCGTATTTCACGGCTCCGACCTTGTCCAGAGTGGTGTCTTAAAACATAAAAGCAAGTCATTCTTTGAGCGTGGGCGGTTCATGGCTAGCGAACTGCGAGCGATTCAATCGAGAGCACTCCAGAAACACGACTGTCATTTTGAATCAATTGTGGTCGAGAAGAACTCAGTCATGGGGCCAAATCAGCAGTCTATGATTAGCATCGGAATTGTGACAGGTATCATTCTTGGTCGACTGATTGCTGACAATGTGTACTTTGTGAACGTGTCGACCTGGCGCAAGTATTGGAAGTTTAGTTACAAAGACCGAAGTAAGAAATCAATGAAGCTGCAGGCTATTGCTAAAGTGTCCGATGAATTCAACCTAAACGTCAAAGATGACGAGGCAGATGCAATCCTGATTGGTTCGTATTTTGTAAGCCATGGCCACGAATTTGGAGACCTGGAAAGTCACAAGGTGAGTTAAGGAGTTGGAAGATGAAGCTTGAAAACTTAAACAAAGCTAGAGATATCAATCAACTGATTAAAGAGTACAAATATTTCTTAGAAGTTAAACGAAAGTGCTGGGGTAATCTAAGGATTACAAGGCTAGAGATTAATTATTTTCTTCGTACGGCTTATGGATTTCTTTCAAAAGAAATCAAAGCAGATGAGATATTGTCTGGTCTAATCACAGAAACCATCCAGAATCGAATCGAAATGCTAAAGCAAGAACTTGTTGAATTAGGAGTAGAAATAAAGGAGTTAGAAGATGAATAAGCAGGAATTGATTGAGAAGTATAAAGAGTTATATGAAAATGTATTTGATTTTGGAGTAAAATTAGCTTGTCAGCTAATGTTACAAGACTTGGAACAACTAGACGAACCGCAACCAGTCAAAGTAAAGCAATTTGTGGCGGATTGGTATGAAGAGAATAAGGATGTTTTTGAAGGAAATTTGTATCGATGTGCCTATAACATTCCATCGAATTTTGACAGCGCTAAACTTAATGAGTTTGAAAGGTGGTTTCTAACCGCTGGCACAAAACCATTTCAAACTCTAGTCAATATGCACCAGTTCGGCTACGAGGTCGAGGAAGAGAAGCGGTATTTTGTGAATATTAAAGGGAATATTAAAGAAAATATGTTGGTTTATGGAGAACTTTTGGAAAGGTATTTCTTTACAAAAAGCCTTAACTTAGACAACGCTATATATTCCCATACCCGCAAAGAACTAGAAGAAGCGGGCTTCGGATGGATTTTCAATTGTGAAGGGATTGAGATTGAGGAGGTGGAGTGATGATTATCAAGAATTACAAATATGATTTTTCGAGTGGCAGAATACGCTACACAATTGATGTAGACGGCTATGAAGTAGCCATGGAACATACAAAGACAGAATACGGAAGCGTACAAAGAGATGATATCGATGATTTCTTGCTTTCAGTCGATAATTACGACTTTCAAGAAGCTGAGATGGTTGAAGAATTTGTTGATTTTCAAAGCCATTTGCTTATGTATGGAATTGATTTTGAATTGAGAAATGGGGTGGAGTGATGAAGAAAATAACGTTTATCATAGGGTTAGGAGGCGAGCAAATAGAATTCAAAACAGATAGAGATGATTTTATCAATGAATTAAAATTTCGTTATGAAAACAAGCAACTTCTTGAAATCAATCTTGGTCCTGAGATTGTGTTGCTAAATCCCAGTAAGATCTTATTTGCTAAAATCGAGGAGGTTGAGTGATGGATGAGCAAAACATTTTAGAGACACAATTGATTTTAGGTAAGCAAGTTTTAGAGATTGTCTTGGATTTGCTAAAAAACGACTCAAAAGCAGGGGCAGTTTTGCCTTTAAATATAAATGATCATGATTTTACTATCACGATTGAAAAGGAGGTCACAGATTGAAGCGATTCATAGCTATCTGGATTCTTCTATCTGCTGGACTAAAAATCTGGCAGAGTATCCATATTAAAAAATTAGAAGAGAAGAAGCCCATGGTTATCTATAAGGCAGATAACGCAGGCGCTGAGATATTCGGTAAGGTCGTCGAGAAAGGACGACATGGGAAGCTATACACGCTTACTATTCGTGACTACGGAGTGTTCGTGGTCACTAAAGAGCAGTGGGATAAGGTGAAAGTTGGGGATGAGGTGATGTTGTGAAATTATTTCTTCACGAAGATTGTATGGACGTCATGAAAAAATATCCTGATAATTATTTTGATTTAGCTATTGTAGACCCACCGTATTTTTCCGGGCCGGAAAAAAGAAAATACTATGGTCGAAAAGTCAGCCCAATAGGTGTAAGCAGGCTGTATGGCAAAACATCAGAGTGGCAAATTCCAAATAGAGATTACTTTGATGAGTTATTTAGAGTTTCAAAAAATCAAATTATTTGGGGTGTGAACTACTTCAACTATTCTTTTGGTTCTGGCCGTATCGTTTGGGATAAAGTTAATGGACAGTCCAGTTTCTCGGATTGTGAGATAGCATACTGCAGCTTACATGATAGTACTCGGTTATTTCGCTATATGTGGAATGGTATGATGCAAGGGAAATCAATCTCTGAAGGTTATATACAACAAGGAAATAAGGCCTTAAACGAGGTTAGAATCCATCCGACACAAAAACCGATCAATCTTTATCTTTGGTTACTTCAAACTTACGCAAAAGACGGAGACAAGATTCTTGATACTCATGTTGGTTCAGCAAGTAGCTTGATTGCTTGCCAAGAATTAGGTTTTGAGTATGTAGGTTGCGAGTTAGATAGAGACATCTTTAATCTTGCTAAACAGAGATTAGACGCTTACGAGAAGAAAATAAAATTATTTTAGGAGTTATCATGAACACACTAGAAAATGTAAAACAATGGTTTATTGACCGAGATTTAGAAAACGGTGGACGGCTGGATAAGCAGTCACTAAAACTTAGCGAGGAGTTCGGCGAACTATGCGCAGGTTATCTCAAGAAGAATGAGCAACTGACCAAGGATAGTATTGGAGATTGCGCAGTCGTGATTGTAGGGCTAGCCTTGCTAATAAAAGAGGATGTGCATAAGATTTTTGATGAAGTTTTTAGCGACGAATACTATGTCATAGAATGTCTGGTCTTTTTGAATAGGGCAATCAGCAATATTCAGTTATCTGATGGATTTAAAGATAAAGAGTTATATATAATCGATTTAACTCGTTCAATTTATTGGTTAAAATCAATCAGCAAGTCGCTAGGTTATGACTTCGAAGAATGTTTTGAACTGGCTTACCAAGAAATTAAAGACCGCAAGGGTCGTTGGATTGATGGCTCGTTTGTCAAAGAGGAGGATTTATAAAATGAAAAAACTAGGAATTATTATTGGGGTGGTATTTGTAATCGTTGTATCGCCATTCGTGGTTCAGTATGGTTGGAATGAGATTATCACAACGATTGTTCCAGTTGGTAAAATTACAGTCTGGCAAGCATTAGGGATGGATGCACTACTATCTTTTATCTGGCCGGTGTTATCCAGCAAAAAAGAATCTGAAGAGGATTATTCGTATGCTGTAAAGAGCAGTATTTCGAAAATCATTACATGTGCATTCTTGATATGGTTAGCTAGCTTGTTTATTTAAGGAGGATTTAACATGACACCAAAATTTAGAGCGTGGGATAGTTGGCGAAAGAGAATGTCGGTGGTTGATAGGATTTATATAGACACTGAAGGAGTTCGCTTATATGATGATTTTGGAGAGTATTGGAGAGATTTTAGAGATGCCAAACTCATGCAATCAACAGGACTCAAAGACAAGAACGGCAAGGAAATATTTGAGGGGGATATAGTACAATTTGAAGATTGTTATGAAGTGTCCGATTTTCTGTATATAAACACAGGTATTATAGAATGGTGTCAAGGCGGCTTTCATGTTACCAATAGAGACTCTGTGTTAATGGAAGATTTGCTTGATGGAGACTCATTAGATGTTACAATCTTCGGCAACATCTACGAAAATAAGGAGTTACTAGATGCCTGATGTAGAATGGATTATGGAAAATTGTCATATGATGCGTGATAACGGTTGTTGGGCAGGAGAGAAGCAGATTTCCTATGCTAGCCCAGATGGTCAATACACATATTACATCAACAAGCGGAAAGATGGAACGTATTACTTACATGGAGCATGTAAGCATTATGGAAGAAATTGAGGTGAATAAATGACAGATAACATAAATAACCCAAGCCACTACCAAGGTCGGTATGGTATGGAATCTATCGATGCTCTAAGAAATTTCATGACACCAGAACAGCTGAAAGGCTTTTTATCTTGGAAATGCCTTGAAGTACCAGTTACGGTTCCAAAAGAAAAACGGTCTCGAAGACCTGAAGAAAGCACGAAAGAATCTCGACTGGCTTATCGAGGAGATGGAACATGAGAATTAAAACATTAATGGGAACAATCATCAATGTTGATAGGATAAAGCGCAGTATCACAGTT